GTAGGAACTTCCCCTTACCCACTTAACCAGTTTTCACGGGTCTTGTGTTTTAAGACCACCAATCAAGGTGATCTGGCACCTTCTCGGCTGGTTGCCAGCCGACCCACTTGCGCACATATCTGTGCTGAAAGATGGGTACCTTAGACGTCTCAGGAGGTTCGTAAGTGTAGTATTTTCCACCACACCCCGCCCATGGTCCGCCAAACCGCACGATTGCGTAACGGCTCAGAAACCATAGGTAATACCCCCGACTATCGACGAAGACCTTCCGTTTCGTTTCTGGAACGAAGGCCTTAAATTCAAACTGTCGATTACATGGTCGGGAGTGTTCAACCTGGACGAGAATTCCTCGTTCGTGGCAATGCCTGGTTTTCAACCAAACACCAGACATCGTATTCTCCGAGAAAGGAACAAAAGGCAGCTGAAATTCTTGTTGAATCAGCTTTAAATACGCCAAAAGCTCTCCTTCCGGATAAGTAAGAGGCCCAAGAGAATTTACCAAGTGGCAAAGACTTGCCTTACGCTGGTCAACTCCCCGTATGTAAACGGGCGTTACGTCCACGCCATTAAAGTAGTCTTTCCCACACGACTCCCGAAACGGGCCGTCGATGAAGGTCTTACTAACATTAATAGAAAAACCAAGGAATGCAGTCAACGCTAAAAAAGCCGGGTATCTCTCCTTTTCTATAAGGACATCGTCCCCATATACTAAGAATCGTTTTGACCCGACTGCGTGACATGCCGCCGAAAAAATCAGAGTTTCAATACAGAAAGTAGAACCGTTTCCCATAGAGGAAAACTTTTCATACTCTCCTGTGCCGAGTTTCCCGCGAAAACGGGAAGATCTCACACCATCCAAATAAGCAAACCAGTCGTCAGGAAATAATAACCTCACAGTCTGATAGCTTATTGTGTCTGATGCGGAAGCAAAATCGACGGTACACAAAGTTCCGTCAACGCTCCCTTCACGGGCACCGATCTGATTTTTAGACTGGTCTCCTAAATCGATACCAAACTTTTTCAATTTACGTTTGGCATACGTATCAAACGCAAGCTGTAGAGGCAAATTGCCTTCCGGCTCGCATGCGATCGTCCGATAGGTTTTCCAGTTTTTCGGTACAAGTTCAATTCTGTTACTCTCGCAACCCTTCACCCGGCAAGTGCTAAAGCCAAAATAGGCATAAAGCGCTTCTACCGTACTACGAGCAGACGCTGTTGCGTACAGCCCGAGCTTCATTTTTAACTGAGGCAGAGAATCGCGACGGCTAGATTGTGCCGTAGCTCCCGGAGTCACCCTCACTAGAGATGGAAGTCCACTAGCGAATTTGTGGAATTCCCCTAGAACGTTACTTATGTAACGCTGCATGGCAAACACCTGAACCCTAAAATCGTACCCTAAAGGGGTCGTACTTTTCGGAATCAGGGACCTTAGCCTGGCGTTCGTTTCTCGGCAAGCAACCTCGGATTCTTCAAATTTCGAGGCCGCAGCTTTAATACAAATTTCAGGCTGCGCAAACTGGGCATTCTTTTTGAAGAACGCTTCAATCTGCCTAAGGAAACGCCACTCATTAATACAATGCTTTGCAGTATCAAAGAGTGAGGAGCATGATGATAGATTTTGGATATCACGGGCACGTCGAAAACCATCGACGTGCGCGCGCAGAGCCTCATCTACCTCATGTTGGTCATTGATGTAATGCTGGCATACGCCATACACTAGATCCTGAGGTTTTAACATAAAATCCTCCTTTCGAATTTAAAGGTTTCTAGTTACGAGCGGAGACGGCTTCTGCACTTTTACCAAATGCAGTTTGGCCAATCTCTACTTTACACCCTTCATCTGTTTTTTCAAACTTCGCACAAAAACATGTGCGGAGGACGAGGAGCATAGCCAGGAAGCCAATAAGTAAATAGGCTCGTCTGGTCATAAACTATAACCACTCTTGCGTACTAACACTGTTAGCAAATTCATCGCCATTTACAATGTCTTTGAAGAATGCTAGAGCAGTCGAGACGTCCGAGGCCTGACCGGCCATTGGATATCTACCGTTAGCTTCGAAAGCGACCTTCTGGGAAAGAACAATCCCATTTTCGTCTACAGTAGCTACAATTACTTTAGCGCTGTATTCGATCATGGTCTGGTTCCCTTCCGGGACTTTACGCTTCTCAATCACGAGCTTCGGCATTGCTGCCGTATGCCCATTGAGAGTTGATGTACGCGAATTTCCATTATTAGAAAATTCTGTGAGGACAGTAGTCATTGCTGCCATTTGAGTTCCTTTCGGGCTATTTATGCCCAATCCTCTGAATGATTAGTGCCAACAGGTCAGTGACCTTTAGGCCGTTTAATCTCAGGGTGAAGTGCGGACTTAAAGCAATTTCGCAAGGGCTTCGCCGCTGTAATACCGCGTGCACACCTGTGGCCTGGTACCTGTCGCCGGACTTGAATGTCACCTTTCTCGTACTTATATAATTATTATACGATTGGGTTAGTTCAATTTTATATCCGACGGAGGAAAAATAATTTCCAGGTCTACAAGCATACGTTAAACCAGCGATAGTGTTACCCACGTTAAAAATCCAGTCAACCACAAAGCTCAGGGGTATTAACTCCCAAGCTGTTTGAAAAGGGTTGAATTGGAATCGTGGATATTCAATATCACTTACCACACTCCCTCTTACGCTCACATTTATCTCACGATGAACAACATGTGTGAGAACATAATGTGTTGTATCTTGCGTAAAGGAGTCATCGAACGCGTAGTTTTGTTGAAAACCACTACGCTCCGAGAACCGCCGCCGCTTGTCATTAAGATCGACGAGCGCCTTATGTAAATTCAATACATCATACATAAGGATTCGCCAACCATAACGCGACTGCAGCCAATCGTTGTTCACATCACGAGCCATCGACATTAATCTTTTGTACGATAGCTTACGCCAAAAATAAGGCATATAAGTGATGAAGTCCGCAAGCCGTTTGGCTACGGATCTAAACATCCGAACAACGCTTGTAAACTCGGCGAGATTCGTAAACAGATCAAAGCCATTTTTATAAATTTTTGACATGGCTTCCGTACACAGGTAACGCAAGTC